GGAGTGATTCAGGATCAATGGTTTTATTATTCAGGAGATCCTCACATAGTTGATGCAAGACTGTTCCTTTATTAGCAGATTGCCTGCTAATTCTCCTAGCGTTATCCTTTCCTATTCTATCTTCCCATTTCTTTAACCAACCTTTATCCCCAGTAGAACCCAGGACTGTAGTTATTGATGGGTATTTATTATTATCAGGTGTGGTGTATGTTCTACCACTAGGTAAAGACTCGGCATGTAAATCGGAATATAGTAAACCTAGATTACCCCATTTATACATTTTTATTGCGTTTCCGTTCAATGTTTGCATAGTGGCTATCTAGGAAAACTATACTTTCGTTTTTATTTTTGTTTTTATTTTTCTTAGGAGGAGCCTTGCGATTCAAAGGGTCATGCCTCTTAAACTTGGCCATCTTAGTGATCTCGGATTGTATTTATTTTGAAGTTTGATTTTACCTTAGCAACAGCTTCTTTATGCTCTTCAGTTACTTTGAAATTAGTGCCTGGGTCATATACAAGAGCAACACCTGCAGTAATCTGTGGGACTACATCTGGATTTTTTTCTAAGAATTCGTCCCGCGCTGAGTACGAGACGAAAAACTGATCAAACGATTCTTCAGTCTTCTTATTAAGAAATGAATATGTTGGCATATTACTTTACCTGTGTTGGTTGACGTATTAATCCAGGAAAGCATTTATCAATTTCATCAACCTTTAGGTTTTCAAATTTTTCATGGAGAGTCTTGTCTTTCATCGCAATAACAATCTCAGCATCATCAGGGTGTATACTCTCAAGTATTTCTTGAAAAATTATTTCTTTACGTGCCAGTGTCAGACCGTTTGTATTGCTAGATACAAGATAGCCTAGCTTCGCGGTTACCTTGTTAAGATCAAAGTACACTTCGCTTTTATCTGGTGAAAACGGAGGAGCACCTTCAGGTATTGCCCACGTAACCGAGGCATCAAAAGAACCACGTAATGTATTACGCAATGCCAAAGAATCATATTCTTTATATAGTGCAATACGGCGATTACGAGTTTTTGCTTTATTGATAAGATTCAGAATATCACTTTGGGTTGTATGATTAGGCATTACGTTGCCCCTTTGCACGATCACGAGCAGTTTTGCCTGGGCGCGCTACACCAGTAGCATCAATGCAGTTCTGATGCGTGGTAGGATGGATTCCTAACTTTCTACGGTCGGCGGTAGACATATATTCTTTCAAAATGCTTTTCTTTTCGTTCATTTTACTTTCCTTGGGCTAAAATCATTTGCACACTCAACTAGGTTTCGCATACGGTTTTTTACTAAAAAGTTCATTATCTTCATCTTACTTGCAGGTTTCGCTTCAGAATACGCATTAGAGATTTCTTGGCGTATATCATCGGGAATCTCATCAAGATCAATCATCTGCTTATTACGTAGATAATTTTTGTAAACCTCTTCTCCCATAACAGATTCGGCATTTCCTGATAGTATCGCCTCGGTAAAGACTAACCTTTTCTTTTGTGTAAGTGGTGTCTGTTTATCAGTGGATATAAAGATATTGTCCCGAGATAATACGTTCGGAACGCCGTCTGAGGAGTCACCACGTAGAGTATGTTCAATAATAAAACCAGCAGGATCACTTTCCTGAATGAATTTTTTATTACGTGCTGAAAATTGTCTAACATTGCTATACTTCTGTAGTTGTAAGAAATCTTTATCGGATGATACTATAACTATGTCATCGTGTTTCCCAAACTCTTGAGTGTCATGGCATATGCCCGCAATTATATCATCAGCTTCACAGCCGTCGATTTTTAGAACACGGTATGGGAAATTGTTTTTAATATCATCCATTAACCCATTCAATATGTCGAAGACGGCATTCATATCGGTTGCTTTACTATCGCTTTTGTGTTTTTCAACCGCAGCTTCCCGGGCTATCTTGCGTGCTGCCTTATATTCTTTATAGAAGCGTTTACGCCAGCAGTTTGGGCCGTCAACACAAATAACCATTTCACCGTACTGCTCACGGAATTTTTTATTATAGAGACGGATAGAATTTAATGCGAGGTGGCGTATTAGATCAGGTGAAGTGTCTTTCTGATTATGTATAATCGTGCCGAATACAACACCATTGAAGTCAAGGAGGATCATTCTGGTTCCTAAATCATTAATTGAATAACTATTATATCACAGTTTGCCTATTCTGTAAATAGGTGTTTTAGGTGATTCCGGTGGATTTTTCCCCCTACGAAGGCATTATAGTACTCATTAGGTTTAATTAGCACATCATTCTCGATTTGGTATTTCATCTCAAAATATCCTAATTCAGCCTTGGTTTTACATAGCTTAATGATTTCACGAGAAAAAGACATTGCGCCTTCTTCCTTTATTATATCACACACCCTTTCGGATGAACCATAATATTTTTTCCAATCGGTTTCAACAATCTTCTTGCGCTTACGCTTCTGTCCTTTTAAAGGCGGGAGTTTCCTTAGAGTACGTATCTGTTTCTTACCAACATATTTCATCCCGCTTTCTTTATGTGTAACTATATAGATAAACCCAAGCACTTCTTCGGGGCAGTCGTCAATAGAGAACGGTTGGTTTTGGTACGTCCATGGATTGTGATACATGTAATTTATATGCTCTACAGTAGAATGCGAATTGTTTAGGATACATCACATAATCTGGTAGATCATGGCCGAAGTATTCTTTCATACTATTATATATATCTTTACCCGTCATTGAAATTTACCTCAGACGTGCCTGGCAACTCTTCGCCACATTGTGGGCAAAAAGTTATCTCTACTGATTCTATCTCTGAGCCGATAACCTCAACTACAAATTTAGTTGAGCAATTGGTACATTCTATTTCTTTAATCATTTAC